TGCAAACGCAGGCGAACAACCTCATAAAGTTTTTCATGAGTCAGGGAATGGACAAGGCCGCTGCCACCGCGCAGGCGCGAAGCATTCTTGAGACACAAATTAACGAAGCCCGTAAACGGAAAGGATAATCGATGGCTGGTTTCTTTGATGACATGTTTGAGGACACAGAACCATCACAACAAGTGACTGGTGATAACCTCCCGGACACCGAATCGGATCCGGATATTCCAGGCGAAGGTTCTGAACTGATTGAAGAGGAAGATATTGATGCTGAAATCGAAACCGATGGTGTTAACGTTGGTAATATTGTTGATCCTGTGGAGGACAATCACCTTCCCAATCTGGATCACGGCCTGCTTAGTGATTCTGGTGTGCGCCACCGTTATCAAGGTCATGCAGTTTTTAATAACCTTGTGCGGATGGACTGGCTCAAAGCAATCAAGCTAGACCCTGACTCATTCGATGCAGTTCTGTATCGCGCAATACCTTACAGAAACAAAAATGCACCTGAAACGGCACCTGAAATAATAGAACCGAACCAACGCATATATGACTATCAGGATCCAGAACTGATAACGGCCCTCGACTGCCCGGATGAGATGGACGCCTTCTACGCGCTATACGACGGCAGTGATAATACGGGAATTAGCGACAGTGCTTTAATCCTTCGGTTAGCTGCCGTCAATGTGCCAGTGGGTTCTATGCTCGAATGGCTGGAACAGCTGTCAGACGGCACAACCATTCGCCGCTTCTGGTACATCCATAAAATATTCAATTACGGCACTGCCAGGGTAGGCAGTTTGTTTTATTGCGTGCCTTCACGCGCCTTTGAAGGGAATTTCATCGGTGATTCTGAATAATCAGGAATGGCTACTGGCCATCTTTAAGAAAAAAGGTCTTACTCCAACTGGTAAGCTGGAATTTGCCACTATTGATGGCATTGATTCGGCGCTCGCACAGGCTTTAAACGAAGCGTTCGACTCACAAGTTGTCAGCTTTAATGATCGCATTAACCAGTCGTTCCGGGAGTTCCTGAAACGCACACCAAGAGATCGCATAACGCTCGGCACTTTTAGTGATGTGAAGGAGTGGTTGTCGTCATTTGAAGCCGATCGCGCCGGGCGCAAAGATACAGCCTCTGCTGGCCCGGTAAATAAGCTGGCAATGCCGCTTGTGAATCTGTCTCGTTCTCCCGCATTTTCAATTTATGAAGGTGAACTGTGCCGGGATAATTACGATGAAGGGCATGTCACCAATGAAAATGATGAGATTGAAGCCCTGGTATCGACTATCCCTTTCTCACTGGAATATTCGCTATGGATAGCCAGTGACGAGAAGGAATCTCTTGGGATGGTTACAACTGCATTAGCATTCTGGCTACGAATGTATGCCAGCCTCGGGCAGGCATCTTTCACTCACACTGCCAATGTCGGCGGTTATGAGATACCGGTTACCTGTTACATAGAAGGGCAAAAATCAATCGCATTTCAGGATCTGACCACCGGCACCGCCGACAACAGGCTGTTCGCGGTTGGATTGAATCTCACAGTAGTGGCGGAGCTTCCTATCCTGGCTTATATGCAGCAAACCACCGGCACCATAACGGTAAAAGCGAAAATTCTGGAGGAATGAGATGGCCACAAAGACCACCACAGCCCCGGAAACTGATTCAAAACGCACTCAGCTATTCCTGCAATCTGTTTCAATTGGGCAGAACGAAATCCCTCGCGAAATGATCGTAGGATGTACCTATGTCGAACCCGGGGAGCTATCTGGTCCCCAGCTTATGCTCATGGTCAGGGATTCAACGGCTTACGTGGTCAATAAGCTGGGGGTGAAATTTGGGACAATACTGACCGTTTCACTTGGTGATCCGGAAGGTCATGGCGGCATCCTCTTCTCGGAAGAGTTCTTTGTTCTTAAAGCGCCGCGCAAGGACGATACTGTACTGATTTACGCGTTTAGTAACCCGGTGCGGTTATTAAAAGTTCCGTCCACCAGCGCACAGTATTTTGTTGATAAGCCCCCATCAGCCGTAGTTTCCTCTCTTGCCCCTGGTCTGAAGGTAAATGCTGACTCATTCAGAAAAACATCCACATACCACCTAAATGTTGGAGAAAAACCGACCAAGGTATTGCAGGAGATAGCCCGGGATACCGGTTCTATGTGCTGGGCATCCAGGGGGACGATCAATTTTAAAAGTATGGAAAAAATGGCAAACGCCGCTCCATCGCTTACTTATGAGTCCGCCAATCCCAACACATCCGGATTTACAATTAGTCAGTTCAACATCCTGAATGCCGATTATGAATACCAGCGCCGCCACAATTACAGAATGGCAAGTTATGACATGACCAAAGGTGTGGTTTACTCAGGTAACCAGGAAGACCCCATTAAATTTACGAGCAATCCCGATCCTACCGCGCTGGCAAACTACAACAAATTCATTCTCCCCCGCCTCGATATGCTGGTGGAAGGAAATGCCGCGCTAACTCCGGGTACGACGCTGAAAATTGTCGTGCATAACACGGCAGGTGACGGAGAACTCGATGAATCTATCCCTGACAAAATGATAGTGATGTCCGTGACTCATTTCGAAGACCGCTTTCGTTTTATCAGCCGTGCACAGTTAGGAGTGGTGAATGGGTAGTTTGACAGGGAAGTATCGGGCTGTAGTGGTAAGCGTCGATGACCCTAAAGGTCTGATGCGTACACAAATACGTGTTGTCGGCATGATGGATGGGTTACCAGATGCCTCATTGCCGTGGGCAGAAGCTATATTGTCCAATGCAAACACGTTTTCACCATTTCTGCCCGGCGATAAAGTATGGGTAGAATTTCCCTACAATGGGGATTCGCGATGGCCATTGATAATCGGTTATGCACAGGATGCATCCGGTGGCGCTCCCAATGTGCCGCCTGAAGCGTCAGGACAAGGTGAAGGCTATGTACCGCCTGAAGTTGAAGGTGCACCAGCACAACCATCAACCAGCGCCAAAAAAGACTTTATTTCGTCGCGGAACGGACTAATGGAGATCCGGACGGCGGGCGGAGCCTGGGCCGTTACGCACTTGAAAAGTGGAACAACAATCGGGTTCAACGAGGCCGGGGAGTTATATGCCATTTCTCAAGGTCCGGCATTCATCTCTTCCGCAGGAAATCTCGATATAAAGTCAGGCGCGGATGTCGCCCTGAAGGCGGGGGGAAGTATGGCGATAGAGGCCAGCGGGAATCTATCCATAAAAGCCGCTCAAGTCTCTGTTGACAAGGCTTAAGAAAAGCCCGGCGTTCGGGCTTTTCTGTTATGACGGGTTCAATTTTTTATCCGTTACCGCGCGACGGTTTCTGCGTGATAAACGTCTCAAGCATCTTTTCCGCAATTGCCGACCAGGTGTGACACTGGACCTTTTCAGCATTTTTCACGCGATCAACGCGAGCAATAACCTCATCCCAATCAATCCGCGACTTGATAACCATATGGTTCACCAACTCCAGGCGATCCGGCGGAAGGCAATCGGGCGGAGTTAATATCAACGCTCCACACATTGCCGCCTCAAGAACAGTTAATCCAAGGCTTTCGGGATGCGTAACGATAAAAATGTCACTCTTACGCAATTCAGCTGCAAATTCGGTTGCTGGTACCGGAGTCCGTCTGTATGGGGTTACCGAAATATTCCCCGGCTCAATGGTAACCAATCCGTCATCGGTCAGCGTTTTGGCCTCATACGGAACGGTCAGGCGCTGAAGGTTCATAAGGATACTTAAGGAGTGATCAAACCCACTAACATCAAATGCCGCGCGGTCTACAAAAATACGCAGAACATCGTCTGTTTTGGTTTCCAGATGGAACAGCTCCTGATTCGCTGCCCATCCAACATGTTTGTTAAAACGATTATGACGCTCTAACCTGCCGGGATTATCCAGGTACCGCCAGGTATCATCGCGGACAGTAAAAGTAATATCGACTGGTGCCGAATCCAGCATAGAACCGTCATATACCTGGGCTACCCATCCAGAGAATCGGCGACACAGTTGCATGCCTATTTCCCTGGGTACCGTAGTAAAATACCTCAATCCTGGTGCCAAAATGGCCTTCGCAGAACATGCGGTCGCAGCAGTCAACACAGCTTCAACATAATCCTCCGGGCTTTCGACGCCAGGGGAATATGGACGATGGTATTGCAATGTTACCCCTGCCTCACTAAAGGCGCAGGCCAGGTTATAAGCCCACATTTCCGTATATGTTTTCACATCACTGATAGCTTCAAATTTTCGCCCAATGATCAGGATGTTCATCGGCTTTTCCTCATTCCATTGCATTAATAATCCTCTTGCCAGTCAGCACCAGCATAGTTATCAAACCGTGAGTATTGGCCGTTAAAAGCCAATCTCACCGTGCCAATTGGGCCATTTCGTTGCTTTCCGATAATTACCTCGGCAATGCCCTTCATTTCGCTATCCGGGTGATAAACTTCGTCGCGATACAGAAACATGATCAGGTCTGCGTCCTGCTCAATTGCTCCTGATTCACGTAAATCTGAATTTACCGGTCGTTTGTCCGCACGCTGTTCAAGCGATCGATTAAGTTGTGACAATGCCACCACCGGTACTTGTAATTCCTTCGCCAACGCCTTCAGTGAGCGAGAAATCTCGGCAATTTCCAGCGTTCGGTTATCTTGCAGCTCGGGGACGCGCATAAGTTGCAGGTAGTCGATCATAATCATGCTCAAACCACCATTTTCTTTATAAACACGACGAGCGCGGGAACGAAGCTCTGTAGGTGTCAGGGCGCTTGAGTCATCAATAAAAATATTCTGCTTGTCCAACAGAATACCCATTGCGCCAGAAACCCGCGCCCAATCCTCGTCGTTAAGTTGCCCTGTCCGAATACGAGTCTGATCAACGCGTGCAAGAGAAGCCAGTGAGCGCATCATCAGCTGGTGGCTCGGCATCTCAAGGCTAAAAACCAATACGGGCTTATCGTTACGAACTGCGGCATTTTCGACGAGATTCATCGCAAACGTGGTCTTCCCCATAGATGGGCGGGCGGCGACAATGATGAGATCGGACGGCTGAAGCCCTGCCGTCTTCTTATTGAGATCGGTAAATCCCGTATCAAGCCCCGTTACACCATCATGTGGTCGCTGAAACAACTCTTCTATGCGAGATACCGTTGCATCGAGAATGCTGGCGATATCTTTTGGACCACTACCGCTCTTTTGTCGTTTTTCAGCTATTTCAAAAACGCGGCGCTCGGCCATATCCAGCAATTCATTGCTGCCCCTGCCATCCTGCGCATATCCAGCTTCGGCTATTTCATTTGCGACGGAAATCATTTCACGAACAACCGCGCGTTCACGAACGATATCCGCATAAGCACAAATATTTGCCGCGCTGGGCGTGTTCTTTGACATCTCCGCAAGGTACGCAAAACCACCGGCGCGTTCTAATTTACCGTTCTGTTCAAGTGCTTCAGCAAGTGTTATCAAATCAATCGGTTTGCCATGACTTAATAACCTCTCCATCTCACTGAAAATTTCACGATGAGCACTGGTATAAAAATCATCAGCAACTATACGATCTGCAACTTCATCCCAGCGGCAGTTATCAAGCATTAAGCCACCAAGTACAGCTTGTTCTGCACTAAGGGAATTTGGCATGGATTCAAGAGGGGATGCAGACATTAGCACTCCACCCAGGCGTGCTGAATGTCAGATATAATCGGCATACTCAAATCACTCCTAACGATATGAGTCATCACCAGAAAATCAGGATTAATGCGCCGGACTCTTCCCGGCTGTCACACCGAATCGCCAGGATGGTGAATCCCTTTACCCGAGAAACAACAAACGGTGGCTTGCACATTCCGGCTACCTGGTTCGTTGCCTGAGCTAGGGGCAAGGTTCCCCCCTTTTAACGTCACCAGACCGCTAACGACGCATGTGCCAGACGCCGTGTTACAACCAAATATGGTGGCCCCTACCGGACTTGAACCGGTGACCGTGCGATTATGAGTCGCCAGCTCTAACCACTGAGCTAAAGGGCCGGATTACTGCCAATTTTGCTTACGCTTTTATTTCACCGGAACAAACGGAACAGCGGTATTACTGGTCATATACTGCGGTAATGTACCGTTCCATTTGTTGATCGCTTCCAACTCCATAACACCGGGGTTCTGGCGCAGAGCTTCACCACGTAAACGAATGGCATCAGCTTCGGCCTGGGCTTTTGTGCGAATAGCATCAGCCTGTCCGGCAGCTTCCGCGCGCAGCATGTTGGCCTCTGCTTCACGTTGTTTGACCTCTTGCTCGCGTTGCAGGGTTTTTTGGTTTGCCGTGACTTTGGCGTTAATACTGTCAATAACTGTTGGCGGGTATTCTGGCTTACCTACATAAGAGAGGCTCATCACCTGAATGCCGATTGGCGTCATTTCTTCCTGAATGTCTTTAAGGGCTGCATCAAGCAATTCAGATTTGCCACCGTCGATAAATTTGTCGGTGGTCATTTTGCTGGCTAACCGGTTCAGAGCATCTGCAACCTTCTGGCGTAGATCGGTATCAGTAATATCATCTACACCTTTGCGATAGGTCTGAAATACCGTTGTGACTTTTGCTGGATCAACCTTGTAGGCTACGCCGATGTGGTAACCAATGGTTGTTCCGTCGCTCATCTGGAAGCTGAACGGCTCATCGTATGTCTTCATTTGCTTAAAGGTCGGGAAGATATAAACTTCAGTATTCAAGCCTGTCCAGTAGCGACCAACGCCAACTACTTCACCGATACCTTTATCATCCCCCAGCTTATTTACTTTGATCCCTACGTTACCTGGCTCTACCCGATCGCATCCGGTCAGACATAAAGAACCCAAAATAATCGCTGCACTAATCAACGTTTTTTTCATTAATTAATTTCCTGGTTTTTTCACGAAAAAAGACTACTGCGAAAGCCGGGTAAATGAGCGCGAGAAGGACTCCCAACAATACAAGTATTGTGCTGTTAGATGAGATCATATTTGGCAAAAGCCAAACATACAGAACCAGTGACACAATCAAACAGAGGACGGCATAAATATATAACCGCACCCATAGCGTTCGACATTTGTTCGGATTGTTCTGCATCCTCTCACTCCATTATTTAACGAATAAAAAAGCTGCGGTGCCGGGTGCCTCCCGGTGTCCTTTGGCTGGTTATCCACCGTGGACGGGGAAACAAGGAGAAATGAATGGACTGATATAACCATTTCCCCGCGTGCGCTTAGCCGCATTCACCGCAACGGAAAGAGCATTCTTGGTGGACCTGTAGATTGGGATATGAACCCGTTACAGGAGAATGCTCTTACCTGTTACGTGCTCCGTTTCGTGGAGCTAACGGCGGGTGATCGGGCCGCACCAGGCTGGACTTATTTCAGCGTTATGCTCATGCCAGAGAATCAAACTGTGATGGTCGGTGCTGAACTCCGACACAGGGTTGTAGCAAGCCCCGCAAAGCGCGCACTACTGTAGTTGCGGCACATCAGCCTGTGCATTCACCACAATGTTGAGAACACTGGTTGTCACGCTGCAACGCAACATTTATTCGTAGATTGGGATATGACCCCGTTACGCCAGTGTTCTCAACGTTGTAGTGCCGGTTACGGTTCCGGCCAGGCCTCTTCCTCAACGGGGTGTTCTCCATACGGACTACCGTTTATTGGTCGTTCCTGCGGTTTATGTTGTGAAGCCAGATGCTTATCTTCTGGTTGCTTCAAAGAGCTGCACTTCATCACAACGGTAAGAGCACTCGATGCATTTAAGCCAAGCCCCATAAGGGAGAATGCCCTTACCTGTTGTGTTGTGATGACCGGTGCTGATCTCCGGCTTGCGGTTATTTCAGACTCTCACGGGCGTTTAATTGCCCCGCCGAACAGCTCTTTTCCGCAATAGCTGCAATGTCTTTCGCGCATCAGCCTGCGCATTCATCACAACGGTAAGGGTACTTCGTAGGGATTCGAACCCTCTGCCAAGCTCGGCGATCTCCGACGTCGCAAAATACCCTTACCTGTTGTGCTGGTGCCGATTAACGGACTCGAACCGCTGACATCCTGCTTACAAGGCAGGCGCTCTACCAACTGAGCTAAACCGGCATTGGCGATGGTGGATGGATTTGAACCATCGACCCGTTGATTAACAGTCAACCGCTCTAACCGCTGAGCTACACCATCACTTGCCGGGTACGTCTCCGGCGAGGGCTTCCACCTCCGTATGCTTTTCGGCGCACCGCGCCCTGGCTGCAATTCGGTAACAGGGGATGCATAACCCTGGCTTCCAGCGTGATTAGCGCTTTCAGCATGACGGGATATACCCGTAAATTCGTGGAACTGTACCCAAAGTGCTGTTAAGCACCGCTGTTACGCTGAAAAGAAGACGCAACAGGAAAGGACGCTGACCAACAGATGGCCCCTTCTCGTTCATCTGGTTAATCACACCAGCGCCCTTACCTGTTGTGCCTCCCCGTTCCCTAATACACAGACGGGGACACTCTGCGGTCGATTTTTTGACGGGGGACGACTCATACCCCGTGGCGTCTGGCTTCTTAGGCCGCTACCATCATCAGATCATCGTTTGCATTTACTTTAATGGTCAGTTTCTAAACCGCCGCAAAGTCGCTAACCATGACGAAAACCCTGAAAAAAACGCCCACCCGAAGATGGGCAAACTGGAAGCTCGTAACGCACTTCGGTGTTGCCACTTAGGCGTATGGTCAACCTGGCAACTCGGCGTCATGAGGGGGAAGGAGTCACTACCCCGCCATACTTGCCGCCGCGCCTGTCGCGGCTAACAGCTAAATCGCTCTATAAATCACGATTCATTGAGGCGATATTACACTAATAAATTTATTAGAGCAATATTGCTATAACGTCATGAGCAACACCTCGAGTGTCCCCCTTACAAGACACAGAACGTCTGGCAAAAAGAGGTTCCACTCTGAAGCCACTGTCCTGATAAAGTTCTCTGATGTTTGGCGCGCCACTGTTAGTAATGAGAACCTTTGCACCTCGGCGATGAGCATCCGTCAACAGAGACGCCAGGCGTTTTTGCTCTTCAAACTTAAAGTCATGACCGGAATAGTTCGTGAATCCCTCTGTATTTGGGAGCGGTTCATACGGCGGATCGCAAAAGATGACATCTCCTTCTCCGGCAGCTTCAATCACCGCAGCAAAATCACCACATACAAACTCAGAACGCCCTTCCGCACCAAGGAAGGCTTCCATCTCCTGCAATGGGAAATACGGAGTTTTATACTTCCCATAACCGACATTGAACTCACCGGCTTGGTTGTAACGCGTCAATCCGTTAAAACAATGTCGGTTCAGGAACAAAAACGCCGCTGCGCGATGTAAATCATCATAGACTTGTTTGTTAAACGCATTCCGTACTGCCAGGTATCCTTCCTGCGTGTTGTAGTCCTGGAAGAAACGATGTGCCAGAGTGATAAGTGAATGCGCCTCGCGTTGCAGAGTCTTGTAAAAGTTAATCAGGTCAGCATTCACATCATTTAGCAGATTCTCCTGGTATCCGGCATTCATGAAGACAGCTCCGCCACCAACGAAAGGTTCAATCAGGCGCTTCCCTTCTGGCAAATAGCGAAAGATTTGTTCCAGAACACCAAATTTTCCACCAGCCCATTTGAATATGGACCGTTCGAATTCTGCCGCTGGTTTAACTTTTCGCTCTTTTGTTTCACTCCCTTCCTTCTGCCGACATGCAGCCTTGGTAATCCGATCGCCAATCCAGCGCATTACTGGTATCGCCATACTATTGCCGATCGCTTTGTAACGAGGTCCGTCAGCTGCAAGCATCGCGGCCTCTTCTTCGCTTAAATCTGGATAGTGATTGCGAAGATATACCAGTTCATCTGAATTAACTTTTTTACGCTTTTCCGTCGGGATCAACGTATGCCCATCAGGAAAACCTTGCAGCCTTTCACATTCGATAGGGGTAAGACGGCGAACACTCATCATATGAGGTAAGTAACCATTATCACCTAATTCGCCTTTTTCAATACTTTTCTGCCCCCCAAAAGATAACGCAACGGCGTCAGCTGTAGCGCGGGAATCAAGAGTGAAACTTATCTCTTTTTGCCACCCTTTACCCTGCGGTCCAGCATCATCTTTTCGCCCAATTTGTGCATGTTGTAGCGAATACGCAACAGCTGGTGGGCATCCTGCATTTGGATTGCTATTAACAGTATTACCAGATCGTAAAGTCGGAGAACATTCAATAGAAACATCTTGTCCATAATCTTTGCAGGAAAAAGCTACGACTGCATTTTCTTGACCATGGTTACGACCAATAGTATGTGCCAATTCACAATTAACATCAGGATCCTGTGTTCCATGAATAGCCATCACTGCCAGATGTTCGTGACTTTCTTGTGCTCTGGCACGAAGAGTGCCTGCACCTTCACGCCAAATACCAGCACCAGTACTACTGAAAACTGCTAAATCGGTTGCATCTTTAAAATCTCTGGCCTTGACAGTAGAAGCAGTCTCATCATCAGCATATTCGCCAAATGCAACCATTCGATAAGCACCAACAAGCCCACTTCCGCGCTGCGCAAAAATCTCCTGGTTACTTGCGCCGATCCCGCCAGTATTGTGTGACTGGTTAAGTGTCGGGTGCGGATTTACAGGGTTATCCCAATGGCTCCCGCTTTTAATGCCATTTCCAACATTTCCGGCAACTTCCTTCCCCTCGCCTCTGCTCGGCGCAATATTCCGGCGCACGCCTTCGAACTCAAAAAGTACCGTTGCGGGATCGAGGTCTGTTCGAGCACTTGCGACAACAAACACGCGTCGGCGTCGTTGTGCCACTCCGAAGTATTGGGCATCAAGGATTCTCCAGGCCACCTTTCGCTGCGGTCCATAAATACAACCACACTGCGGCCACTTTGGAGCATGGCAACCGGTTTTGCCATCCCACCGCCAGAACGCGTTACTTTTTCCTGATTCAGGTCGATCACCTGGTTCAAATGGCGCATCTTCTCCAGCCAATCCGGCAAGGAAACATCCGAAGGCGTTATCTGCCGATGACAGGACTCCTGGGACATTTTCCCAGACGATAACTGTCGGTTTGAGGAAGGACTCAGACCGTTTGTCGTCAATTGCATTTGCAAGCTCCACATACTTCAAAGTTAGCGCGCCGCGTTCATCATCAAGCCCACCACGTAAGCCCGCGATACTGAATGCCTGACAAGGCGTACCCCCGACGAGCACATCAGGGGATTCGATTTCCCCAGCCAGGACTTTTTTGGCAAGTTTTGTCATGTCGCCAAGGTTGGCGACATGGGGCCAGCGGTGCGCAAGAACGGCAGATGGAAAAGGCTCGATTTCAGCAAACCACGCCGGACGCATACCCAACGGTTCCCAGGCAATACTCGCGGCTTCAATTCCGCTGCAAACAGATCCATAGCACAGCTCTTTCACTGCTTAGCCTCTCCACCAAGGGCATTTACCAGAGCATCAACCAGGCACGAAATTTCACTGGTCAACAGGAAGAAATCTGCGTCCAGTCGCTGCGCAACATCTTCACTATCAATATCAGAGTTCTGCTCAAGCAATTCATCCGCAAATTTGACGCTGGTAAGGCTGAAGTTATGGTCCAGTGTAAATTTAATGCGGTTCTGCCAGTCGAGTGCCAACTTAGTAACGAGCTTGCCAGCTTCCAGGTGTGTGGAAATTTCATCGCTTCCCAAATCCTGCTTTTTCACTCGGGCAATACCGCCATCCTCAAGCACTGCCTTAAGTTCTGCCGCATCCCCCATTTGAAATCCCTGTGGAGCACTACCATCACGTACCCAGTCGGTCAGCGTTAATTCAATGGGATTTTCAACACTTAGGGGAACAACAGGAAGAGAACCCAGAGATTTACGCATAAGCGCGAGCATATCCTCTGCCTGCCGCGCGCTGGCATTGATATAGATACGTTTAGTTGAACCGTCGTAGATCGCCTGGATAACAGAAAACTTTGAAAAAGCCCGTGGCAGAAGAGAATGCAGAACTTCGTCTTTCAGGGAGTCCTTCTCTGTTTTCTTCAGTTTACGCGCTTGTTCTTGCTCGAGTTTTTCAATTTTTTCTTGAATAGCTCGCTGGATAACCGGCGGGGGAAGGATTTTTGTTTCGCGCTTTGCTTCAACAAGGATAAAACCATTTCCATGCATAGCGATAACTTCGGAATTATCACCAAATGGAGATACAAAACCGAACTTGGCCATATCCTGACTACCGCATGGCGTGAAAAGGATCATTTTCTTTTTATCTTCTAAGTCGGTCAGATCCGCTTCACGAGAAAGTTTATAAATAGTAATGTTTTTCCAGTGCTTAAACATGTTGTAACCCTTGAATATCAACCACAGAAAGCTCGTTTTTGTAGAAAAAGGCCAGGTTGAGGCACCCCCTAGTTTGAGCGTATGAGCTGGGACCAATTTCGTTCTTCCAGACAAATGGCTTCAAATCCGTACGGCGAAGCATAAAAACGCGATTTGTTCCGCTCTGATTCCCAATGAGGCAAAAGCCTTCTTTCACCTTGATAGCCTGCAAGTTGTCGAGTTCACCGCTGGTTACACGGCTATCGAACTCTTTGCGGCTTATTAGCTCCATCTGCATCTGACGACTCCAAACAAATACCCATTGAAGGGCGATGGCTGAATGGTACCGAAAACACGACATAAAAAACAATATTTATTAGAGCAATCATGCAATAGTTAACACCATATAGACCACAAGTAACCTAAGTTAAAATAACGAAAACCAGAGCAAATAATTGGTGATGACGTGGCAAGTATTGCAACAAAAGACAGCATTTGTTCGGGGCACGGAGGATTCCCATCCAGGCCTCCTGTAGAGAGTGAACCACTACTTAAAGTCAACGGAGTCGAAGTGTTAGTTGATGGTAAGCAATATGCACAGCATACCGATGGAAACAGTACGCACGGTGGGCAAGCTATATCAACCAGGGCATGGTTTACCGTCAATGGTAAAGGGATCGTATGCGTTGGTGACCCTGTTTCATGCGGATCTACCGTAGCGTCCGGAGACGGCTTGGTTCAGGTAAGTTAGGAGATATCATGCTGGAAAAAGACTACCAGTTATCCGCATATAAAAAATTGGCCGCCGCCGGTGGGATGAAAACACCTGGTGCCATAACATCGGCACGAAACAGTGCTAACACAGCAAAACTGCTTGCAGAAGAATTGACCGGATTAATTCTGGATACAATTGTCTATCCCGACACTATTACCAGCTATGTTTCAACGATCAGAACAACCACAACCGGCTTAACGAACATTGGAGAACTGGCAACTAAGCACGCGGACCTGTTGGCTGGTTATGCTGATCTGTCAATGCTCCTTCAACTCGATATTGGTTGGGATGTTTACTGTCGTGCTAATGAGCGAGAAGTATCAGAACTGCCGATCTCTATTGCCATTGGTGATGTGACTATTACTAAATCGCTTGAGGACGCTGTAAACGCGCTTAATACATCAAGTTTAGTCGCTGCTATGGGGGAGATTAACCAGACCCTTAACACTGGCTCAGGAAGCTCGTCAGGCTCTGGTTCAGGCGGCGGCACTGCCACTCCCCCACCAGCACTAACAGAAGAGCAAATTGAATCTCTGAAAGTAGCAACTGAACAGTTTGGGGTTGTTTTCAACCAGACAACAGCGCCCACAACTGCGTTACAACAGCAGTATGAACGAGCGAATGAAAGCGCCAACGTAGCCATAACTGCTTATAACCATGCTATCGGTACCGCGCTTGCGGAAGCATCAGCAAATAAGGCCAGCACAGCCAGCGCAGTTGCCGCTTTGGTTCCTGATTCTGTTCTTGATGAATTAAACAAAGCGGCACAGTAACAAAGGACTTCATTGATAATTTTTCTTCAGGAGGAAGACATGTCATTCTTTTCTACGTTAAAAACAGCTTTGTCTTTGAAGGAGAAACTTGCTGCTACTGGTGTTCTTGTTCTGATTTGCGCACTTGTTGGTGCTGGGTTTGCATGGGAACGTCATCAGCTAAAGCAAGCCATAGAGAAAATTGGCAGTCTTGATCAGGCTGTTAAGGAACGTGATAAGTCAATAATGGATCTTAACCAGACCATTGAGACGATGAACAAAGCAGAGCAACATTTTCACAGCCAGGAAGTGAAAAATGAATCAGAACAAGCCAAGTATGCTGACAGGCAAATGGAACGAAAAGCTGAAGTTCAGAAACAACTGGTTGCGGCGGGTAATGTTCGCCAGCGCATTCCTGCTGACACTCAGCGGTTGCTCCGGGAGTCGATCAGCGAATTTAACGCCGACGCCGACAAAGGTTAACCACCCTGCCCCCAAAAGTGCATTTATGTGCAGAATGCCAGAGTTTAGCAGTGAATATTTTGATGATCTGCCAGCGTATATCCTCGATACAGAAACGATGCTGAAGGGGATTAACAGGAAGAATCGCAACGTTAATGATTACAACCGTGCTATCAGCGGTAACTAAAAGGAAAAACTATGTCCGATATGGAAATTGAAAAAGAGATTCTGGCCAAAGGCAAAACAGCACCACGCCTGACTCCTGATCACATCGAGAGTGTGATTGCCGAAGAGCATTATTTCACAGCTTTTGACGGCATTCGCGCTGCGCACGAAGGCGTTCGTGAGGTGCTGTCTGTTCATCCCTCTACGCGTAGCCTGACCATCTGTGTCTTGGTGCTGTGCAATGGATTCATTGTTACCGGGGAAAGCGCCTGTGCCAGCCCTGAAAATTTCGACGCGGAGATTGGCCGTAAGGTGGCCCGTAAGAACGCCATTGAGAAAATCTGGCCGCTGGAAGGTTATCTGCTGAAGCAAAAGCTCAGCGAGCAGATTTAATCAACTGTAGAAATCGTAATATCAACACTCATGACTTTACTTTGGCAGGAAGCCACTAAGGACAAACAACATGTTTGCGGTTAAACAAGAAATAAACAACGCTACTTCTTTGTTCGAAATTGAGAGTATTACCGTTGGATATCCTGGGTCAGATCAATTTAAACAGGCGTTCGAGATTGCTGAAGAACTGGGTATCAAAACGCCTGATGCGATTGAATATATCCCTGTTGCGTACGAAGATGAGGAGATGACAAAGGCAATCGGGGAAGAGCAAACTTTGAGTACAGAGCGTAAGGATGTACAGCGGGATGACTGTATCGCCGTGATTTGCTCTGGGGTTGCTTCTGAAATGTTCCCCGACCTCCCTGCCATAGGAGGTGTTGGTTATCAATTCCTCTACAAAGGTGATACGTTACGCATCTATACAAGTAGTTTGTTGATCGAAGAAGTAGGTACGGAAAACGACAACTAATTCGCTTCAACTCTTCACAGAAATCGGTCCTCAGTGGCCGGTTTTTCACTTATCCACATTATCCACTGGGTAGATCCAATAATCAGGTCCATACAGATCCCAATTAGATCCATATAGATCCCTGATCGTTGCAGGCCGCGCCACGTCTGGCTTAGAAGTGTATCGCGATGTGTGCTGGAGGGAAAACGATGTGTGCTGGAGGGATAAAAATGTGTGCTGACGGGTTGCTAATGTGTGCTGGCGGGATATAGGATGTGTGCTGACGGGAAAGCCTGGGTAGTTATCACCACTTATAAAAACTATCCACACAATTCGGAAAAAGTAATATGAATCAATCATTTATCTCCGATATTCTTTACGCAGACATTGAAAGTAAGGCAAAAGAACTAACAGTTAATTCAAACAACACTGTGCAGCCTGTAGCGTTGATGCGCTTGGGGGTATTCGTGCCGAAGCCATCAAAGAGCAAAGGAGAAAGTAAAGAGATTGATGCCACCAAAGCGTTTTCCCAGCTGGAGGTAGCTAAAGCCGAGGGTTACGATGATATTAAAATCACCGGTCCTCGACTCGATATGGATACTGATTTCAAAACGTGGATCGGTGTCATCTACGCGTTCAGCAAATACGGCTTGTCCTCAAACACCATCCAGTTATCGTTTCAGGAATTCGCTAAAGCCTGTGGTTTCCCCTCAAAACGTCTGGATGCGAAACTGCGTTTAACCATTCATGAATCACTTGGACGCTTGCGTAACAAGGGTATCGCTTTTAAGCGCGGAAAAGATGCTAAAGGCGGCTATCAGACTGGTCTGCTGAAGGTCGGGCGTTTTGATGCTGACCTTGATCTGATAGAGCTGGAGGCTGATTCGAAGTTGTGGGAGCTGTTCCAGCTTGATTATCGCGTTCTGTTGCAACACCACGCCTTGCGTGCCCTTCCGAAGAAAGAAGCTGCACAAGCCATTTACACTTTCATCGAAAGCCTTCCGCAGAACCCGTTGCCGCTATCGTTCGCGCGAATCCGTGAGCGCCTGGCTTTGCAGTCAGCTGTTGGCGAGCAAAACCGTATCATTAAGAAAGCGATAGAACAGCTTAAAACAATCGGCTATCTCGACTGTTCAATTGAGAAGAAAGGCCGGGAAAGTTTTGTAATCGTCCATTCTCGCAATCCAAAGCTGAAACTCCCCGAATAAGTGTGTGCTGGAGGGCAGCTGCATTCAAAAAATGTGTGCTGCCGGGAAGGCTTGTCCAATTTCCTGTTTTTGATGTGCGCTGGAGGGGGACGCCCCGCAGTTTGCCCAGACTTTCCCTCCAGCACACATCTGTCCATCAGTTTTTCCCTCCAGCGCACATGTAATTCTCTGTCTTTCCCTCCAGCACACATATTTGATACCAGCGATCCCTCCACAGCACATAATTCAATGCGACTTCCCTCTATCGCACATCTTAGACTTTTATTCTCCCTCCAGCACACATCGAAGCTGCCGGGCAAGCCGTTCTCACCAGTTGATAGAGAGTGAAGCCTGGCTGCCCGTTGAAGCAGAAAATCACCAAAATGATTCAGGCTACAACCTGAACATAGAAGAAATCCGCGTCCTTTATACGTGGAGGATGCCAAAGCATGTTGTGACACACTTGGCAAAGGAGTAAACATGCAGAGAATGCTATGTACAAGCATCTACGCATACATTATTATTTTATGCAGCATTTTTAATTAAATTCAAAAATACAGCATAAAGGATGACTTTAGATGAGTGATTCCAGCCAGCTTCACAAGGTTGCTCAAAGAGCAAACAGAATGCTCAATGTTCTGACTGAACAAGTACAGTTGCAAAAGGATGAGCTACACGCGAACGAGTTTTACCAGGTCTATGCGAAAGCGGCACTGGCAAAATTGCCTCTACTGACTCGAGCGAACGTTGACTATGCCGTAAGTGAAATGGAAGAAAAGGGCTATGTTTTCGATAAACGCCCTGCTGGCTCTTCAATGAAATATGCGATGTCAATTCAGAACATCATTGACATATATGAACATCGCGGAGTGCCAAAATACCGGGATCGCTACAGCGAAGCGTATGTGATTTTCATCTCCAATCTTAAAGGCGGTGTGTCAAAAACTGTATCGACGGTTTCTCTGGCGCATGCAATGCGTGCCCACCCTCATCTTCTGATGGAAGATTTAAGGATTCTGGTTATTGACCTTGATCCGCAATCTTCAGCAACGATGTTTTTAAGCCATAAACACTCTATTGGTATCGTAAACGCAACATCTGCACAGGCTATGTTGCAGAATGTAAGCCGTAAAGAGCTGTTAGAGGAGTTTATTGTTCCTTCTGTTGTACCTGGGGTTGACGTTATGCCTGCGTCGATTGACGATGCCTTTATTGCATCCGATTGGAGAGAGCTGTGCAATGAGCATCTACCGGGTCAGAACATCCATGCTGTCCTGAAAGAAAATGTGATTGATAAGCTGAAGAGCGATTATGACTTTATCCTCGTTGATAGTGGTCCTCACCTTGACGCCTTCCTGAAAAATGCTTTGGCCTCGGCCAATATACTGTTTACACCTCTGCCGCCAGCAACTGTCGATTTCCACTCATCGCTTAAATACGTTGCCCGCCTTCCTGAGTTGGTGAAACTCATTTCGGATGAAGGCTGCGAGTGCCAGCTTGCGACTAACATTGGTTTTATGTCCAAGTTGAGTAACAAGGCAGATCATAAGTATTGCCATAGCTTGGCTAAAGAAGTGTTCGGTGGGGATATGCTCGATGTCGTCCTCCCTCGCCTTGACGGTTTTGAACGTTGCGGCGAGTCTTTTGACACTGTTATTTCAGCTAACCCGGCAACGTATGTTGGTAGTGCTGATGCATTGAAGAACGCGCGAATTGCCGCGGAAGATTTTGCTAAAGCAGTTTTTGACCGTATTGAATTTATCAGATCTAACTGAGGAGTAAGAAACCCCCATGTCAAAGAAAAACAGACCAACAATTGGGCGAACCCTTAATCCTTCAATATTAAGCGGATTTGATAGTTCTTCAGCCTCTGGCGATCGAGTCGAGCAGGTATTCAAGTTATCAACTGGTCGCCAGGCCACATTTATTGAAGAGGTAATACCTCCGAACCAGGTAGAAAGCGATACCTTTGTTGATCAGCATAACAACGGGCGTGACCAGGCATCTCTTACGCCAAAATCATTAAAAAGTATCCGAAGCACTATTAAGCATCAGCAATTTTACCCTGCAATAGGTGTTAGACGGGCTACAGGGAAAATTGAAATTTTGGATGGTTCCCGGCGTCGAGCTTCTGCCATCTTAGAGAACGTAGGGTTGCGGGTTTTAGTCACGGACCAGGAGATCAGCGTTCAGGAAGCGCAAAATTTAGCGAAAGACGTTCAGACAGCATTGCAGCACAGCATTCGAGAAATAGGTCTGCGTTTGATGCGAATGAAAAATGATGGGATGAGTCAGAAGGATATTGCAGCCAAGGAAGGGCTGTCTCAGGCGAAAGTCACGCGTGCTCTCCAGGCAGCGAGTGCTCCGGAAGAATTAGTCGCCCTTTTCCCTGTGCAGTCGGAATTAACCTTTTCGGACTACAAAACGCTTTGTGCTGTTGGCGACGAAATGGGGAACAAGAATTTAGAGTTTGATCAGCTTATTCAAAACATATCCCCGGAAATAAACGACATCTTATCCATTGAAGAAATGGCCGAAGATGAAGTTAAAAATAAAATCCTGCGCTTGATAACAAAGGAAGCCTCACTACTCACGGATAAAGGTTCTAAAGATAAGTCCGTAGTTACTGAATTATGGAAATTTGAGGACAAGGATCGCTTTGCAAGGAAGCGCGTGAAAGGCCGTGCATTTTCTTATGAGTTTAATCGACTTTCAAAAGAGCTACAGGAAGAACTCGACAGGATGATTGGGCATATCCTTAGAAAGAGCCTCGATAAAAAGCCGAAGCCTTAAACTTTCGCCATTCAAATTTCACTATTAACCTACTGTTTTTAAAGTAAATCACTCTAAAATTTCAAGGTGAAATCGCCACGATTTCACCTTGGATTTTACCTTCCTCCCCTACTCCCGAAAAAAAATAAAAAAATTGCTTGTCACGAGAAAGTCAACAAGTGACTTTCAATAAAATCTCTTCCGAAAAGGGATTCACACAAGTGCCTTGTGTTTAAGGAAGAGTAAATTGAGTAACTTACGCGAATACCAGAATCGTATTGCAGATATCGCAAAACGCTCTAAAGCTGTGCTTGGCTGGGCAAGCACTGCGCAGTTCGGTACTGATAACCAATTCATTAAAGATGATGCCGCGCGTGCCGCATCTATCCTTGAAGCTGCACGTAAAGACCCAATTTTTGCGGGTATCTCTGATAATGCCACCGCTCAAATCGCTACAGCGTGGGCAAGTGCACTGGCTGACTACGCCGCAACACATAAATCTATGCCACGTCCGGAAATTCTGGCCTCCTGCCATCAGACGCTGGAAAACTGCCTGATTGAGTCCACCCGCAATAGCATGGACGCCACCAATAAAGCGATGCTGGAATCAGTCGCGGCAGAGATGATGAGTGTTTCTGACGGGGTTATGCGTCTGCCTTTATTCTTGGCGATGATCCTGCCTGTTCAGTTGGGGGCAGCTACCGCTGATGCGTGTACATTCATTCCGGTTACGCGTGACAAGTCCGAAATCTATGAAATCTTTAACGTAGCGGGTTCTTCTTTTGGCTCCTATGCTATTGGCGATGTTCTGGACATGCAATCCGTTGGCGTGTACAGCCAGTTGCGCCGCCGCTATGTGCTGGTTGCAAGCTCCGACGGCACCAGCAAAACTGCAACCTTCAAGATGGAAGATGTCGAAGGTCAGAATGTCCCGATTCGCAAAGGTCGCACAAACATCTACGTTAACCGTATTAAGTCTGTTGTTGATAACGGCTCCGGTACTCTGCTTCACACATTCAATAACAAAGCAGGCGAACAAATCACTGTTACTTGCTCTTTGAATTACAACGTTGGTCAGATTGCCCTGTCGTTCTCCAAAGCGCCGGATAAAGGCACTGAGATCGCCATTGAGGCGGAGATCAATATAGAAGCAGCTCCTGAGCTGATCCCACTTATCAACCACGAAATGAAGAGTTACACCCTGTTCCCAAACCAGTTCGTCATCGCGGCTGAGCACACGGTACAGGCGGCGTATGAAGCACAGCGTGAATTTGGTCTGGATCTTGGCTCCCTACAGTTCCGCACCCTGAAGGAATACCTGTCCCATGAGCAAGATATGCTTCGTCTTCGTATCATGATTTGGCGAACTCTTGCGACCGACTCCTTTGATATTGCACTACCAGCTAACCAGACCTTTGATGTGTGGGCAACCATCATTCGAGGCAAATTCCAGACGGTATATCGCGGTATTATTGAGCGTGTTAAATCTTCTGGTGCGATGGGGATGTATGCCGGTGCTGATGCGGCATCTTTCTTCAAACAATTGCCGAAGGATTTCTTCCAGCCAGCAGAAGATTACATCCAGACCCCATACGTCCACTACATTGGCACTCTGTTCGGCAACGTCAAAGTGTTCGAAGTACCAGAAGGTATTTGTACGAACCTGACCGCCGACGGTATCCAGTTCAGCCCAATGGATGTGCTGTGCTACGTCCGTGATGAAAATCCGGGCAAAGCGGGCTTCGTAACTGGTGATGCAGTCCCGGCTGTCCCATTCCAGCATCCGACCACCCCGGCACTAGTCAACCGAACCACTCTGTGGGGTTCGGCTATCAACGATATGCATCCACGCAACGGTGCTGACTACTTCACCCGTGTAACTCTGACTATGGCAAAAAATGGCGGAATTAACTTCCTGACCGGTAACACGATTGATGCCGGTGACTCTGAGTAATCAGGGGAAGCTCTCCGTTTAACATAGCGCCCCCGCGCGGGGCGCATAACAGGGAAAGTTATGTCTCAATATTCAATTCAACAGTCATTAGGTAATGCATCCGGCGTCGCGGTTAGCCCGATCAATGCCGATGCGACGTTATCTACCGGTGTTGCATTAAATAGCAGCTTGTGGGCTGGTATTGGCGTATTTGCGCGTGGCAAGCCGTTTACTGTTCTTGCGGTTACTGAGTCCAATTACGAAGATGTTCTTGGCGAACCGCTGAAGCCGTCTTCCGGCTCACAGTTTGAACCAATTCGCCATGTGTACGAAGCTATTCAGCAAACGTCTGGTTATGTTGTCCGTGCTGTTCCGGATGATGCGAAGTTCCCGATTATTATGTTCGATGAATCAGGCGAACCGGCTAACAGTGCGTTGCCATACGGTTCTGAAATTGAACTTGATAGCGGCGAAGCCTTTGCTATCTACGTTGATGATGGTGATCCGTGTATTTCACCTACCCGTGAGTTAACCATCGAAACGGCAACAGCGGACAGCGCGGGTAATGAACGCTTCCTCTTAAAACTGACCCAGACGACTTCGCTCGGTGTGGTAACGACCCTGGAGACACACACTGTGTCTTTGGCGGAAGAAGCGAAAGATGACATGGGCCGCTTGTGTTATCTGCCTACGGCTCTGGAAGCCCGTTCTAAATATCTGCGTGCGGTTGTTAATGAAGAGCTGATTTCTACAGCGAAAGTAACAAATAAAAAATCGGTGGCATTCACTGGCGGTACCAATGGCGATCAGTCGAAAATCTCAACCGCTGCTTACCTGCGTGCGGTTAAAGTGCTGAATAATGCGCCGTACATGTACACCGCTGTTCTTGGCCTGGGCTGCTATGACAATGCGGCTATCACCGCATTAGGTAAAATCTGTGCAGATCGCCTGATTGATGGCTTCTTTGATGTCAAACCGACATTAAGGTACGCAGAAGCACTAACAGCTGTTGAGGGTACCGGTTTACTTGGTACCGATTATGTAAGCTGTTCTGTCTATCACTACCCGTTCTCCTGCAAAGACAAATGGACCCAATCCCGTGTGGTCTTCGGTCTGTCTGGCGCGGCGTATGCGGCGAAAGCTCGTGGCGTCAAGAAAAACTCTGATGTCGGCGGTTGGCATTACTCACCGGCTGGTGAAGAACGTGCCGTCATTGCTCGTGCGTCAATTCAACCGCTGTATCCGGAAGATACCCCGGACGAAGAAGCAATGGTCAAGGGCCGTCTCAATAAAGTATCTGTTGGCACCTCTGGCCAGATGATCATCGACGATGCTTTAACTTGCTGCACGCAGGATAACTATCTGCACTTCCAGCACGTCCCATCCCTGATGAATGCAATCAGTCGTTTCTTTGTCCAGTTAGCCCGACAGATGAAGCATAGCCCGGACGGTATTACTGCGGCTGGCCTGACTAAAGGGATGACCAAACTTTTAGATCGCTTTGTCGCCTCCGGCGCTCTGGTGGCTCCTCGTGATCCCGATGCTGACGGTACAGAACCGTATGTGCTGAAAGTTACGCAGGCGGAATTCGATAAATGGGAAGTAGTCTGGGCCTGCTGCCCGACTGGCGTAGCCCGTCGTATCCAGGGCGTACCGCTGCTTATTAAGTAAGGGAATACAATGAGCAAAAACTTTTTTCAATCCGGGGCATTTTTGGGGAATGGACTGTCCCGTTTCGCTTTGAACTCTGATCCTGTGCAGCTGATGGAGTCTGCCCGAGCAAGCGCCGAACCGCCAACAGATCCGGTTATTAATAATAATCCGGAACCGGCGGCACAGACTAACGATAACGTTCCATCTGCCCCGGCTCCAGAGCAAATCCTGGAAGGGAAAGACGGTAAAGAATGGACCGTCGAACAGGCGCACCAGATGATTCTGGAAGCTGCAAATCGAAGTGCTATGCAGAATGCGTTGAGTGATGCGGCCGACGCCGTTTTCGCCTGGGCTGATAGCGGTGATCTGACTTTCGACTCCCTTGATGGTTTCGTTCAGGCTATCGCTGGTATCTCTGATGACGACGACTCCGAAGTTACAGAAGAACAGGACGATGCCTATAACGAAGCATGGGCAAATGTTGCTGACTTCCTCGCAGCATGCGGTGTAGATGATGACCTGATCGAAGCACTGGCTGACGATGAAGACGACGACGCAGCTGCTGATGTTGGTGCCTCTATCGCTGGTTTAGATAGCGACGACCGCGACGAACTGGAAGCGGCGTTTGTTGTTGCTGGCACTTCTGATGAAATGCTGACTGAAGCATTTAAGAAGGTTGTTCGTAACGGTGAGATCAAACTCATCCGTAAACGCCTGCGTAAAAAACGTCTGACTGCGGCTCAAAAATCGGCGCTGAAAAAAGCGCGTCGAAAAGCCCAGACCGGCGCGGCAAAACTTGCCCGCAAAAAGTCAATGAAACTGCGCCGTAAGCGCCTTGGCTAAAGGAGGAGGCCGGAGAACTCCGGCCTTTAACTTGAATGGCACCTATTCCTTATGGGGTTTACAGCCAGGCTGACGGTGTATCGCCATTTCTGAAAGTTACTTTAACGAACTCTCAGTACCAGGTTACCGGATATATCAGCCAGGGGGCGGCAATGAACATGGCCCAGAATTGGGAAGCGCCGTTTACCGGTATGTCCATGGGATCTGTTTCTGGTGCTCTGGGTGGTTTTGTGCAAGTAGGTACTGAAACAACGTCGGTTGCCCGTTGGAATAGCTTAATGGTTTGGGAAGGGGGGACTCCGCCGACGTTCACGCTGCCTGTAACTTTCATTGCTTTGAACAATCCATTCATTGAAGTTTCAGGCGCTATCGCCGCGTTGACAGCCATGATTAGCCCGGAACTAAAAGCGGCCAATGTTGGTGGTCGAATCCCGGAACGCGTGACGCTAAACATTGGTCGCCGGATCAACATCACCGATGTCGCCATCCAGGACTTAAGTTTTGATCTCGATGCGCCAAGGGACAGTAATGGATATTTCCTGAAAAACACCGTCAACCTCCAGTTGACCGGTTCTTCGATATATAACAGCTCCGATATTATTCGGGCGTTCCAGTAAAAGGATTTTATATGGGGCACAATAACACTAAGGGAAACCGTAAATTTATTAAGGGCCGCTATACTGCCAACGCGGCCAAAGGCGAACGACTGGTATCTTCTGAATTCCAGCTCACTTTTGCAGGCTATGAAGATATCAGTGTACTTGTTCGTACGTCGCAAATCCCTGAAATGACTCGCGAGGATGTGGAGGACTATGGTCCGAATGGTGTGAAGTTCAACCAGCACGGACCAATTCGAAACTCTGGGGAAATCCAGGTCCAGTGCGTGGAGACTATCGAAGGCGATATTCTTCAGTTCATTAAGGATCGCATTGCGGCGAAGGACTATGTTGATATCACGATGGCTGCTACCCCTGAATCCAAATCTTCCGGGGTTAACGCTGTGACAAAAGCTGCTACAACAATTGAAATGTTGGACTGCAAAATCTACAGTGATGCAATCGACTTTAGTACCGAAGATGTGACTGCCGCTGTGCGCCCGTCACTTCGTATCGTCTACAACTGGATTGAGTGGGATTAAGAGTCATCCCTTGTATTTTAAAGCTCCTTCGGGAGCTTTTTTTATAACTATTTTATATAAGAATGCATCGATAACATTGTCTTGAGTTTTATGTTAGATTATTAATGTTCTAATAAACTACAATTATTGAGGTAGATGTTTGTGCCTGTACTGTTAAAGGGGGACTCTAAAATGGCTGTGATTCCAATGTCGTACTCCCCGGGTACTGTCGCTCGTCGATTTTCGATCCTGGACGGAGTTACCATCCAGGGTGTGCTTTACCAGGTTATATGGGATTCCAAAACCCCATTTGCAGCTGTAATAGAGGCTGCGCCTTCTGTTATCGATGGTGATATGCGCCATAAGGTTGTCGCTACTCTTGAACTTCAACGTCGCCCGCAGCTTGAAGGCGTACTGGTAAGGAAGTTCTGGGAGGATAGCGATGTTGCCCAGATTGAAGGTATCGTGGTTGATGGAACCGTCCGGGATGTCGGTTTAGCTACTTTTGTTTACGAAACCGTAGCCTCAAAAGCTGGTGTTGTTTTGCTCAGTGATAATGAGCAATACGAAGGTGGAAAAGCTCTTTGGCAACACATCGCCCGTCGCTCTTCCGAGCTAAAAGTGTTTATCCTCGACACCGATGCCGCTCAGTATTACCCGTTTGACGGCGAACGTGTTTGCTATGACGGGGTAAGTATTCCTGAATCCGAGATATGGAGTGAACACCCAGATCGAAGTAAGCATGGGGTTGTTCTGGTCGCTGAATCCATAATTGGAAAGGCGGCATAGCAGTAAAAAATTCCTTGCTCCTAAAAAGGGGAGAGGGCTAATCTACGTATGCTAAGCATAGATATGGCCTCAGATTAATGTTAAGCGTCTTGCAGGACGC